AAACATATAAAAAAATCTCCTTAAACATGAGTCAAATCGAATTTCAAAGAGAGGTTGGTCGTTTAGAGGTTTTAGGTGAGCTTTTAATTAGAAATAAAAAGTGATTAAATTATTAGATATATTAAGAGAAGCTAAACAAGCAGGTACTTTATATCATTATACAACAATATTATCTTTACTTAAAATACTTGATAGTAATGTTCTAGGTGATGAAAGTCTTGGAAAATACGCTACAGTTTCTCTCACCAGAGATAAAAATTTTCATAAGAGAACTAGTATAATACCTACTGAATGTTGTATTGTTATAGATGGAGATAAACTTTCAAATAATTATAAGATTGTTCCTTACCAATGGAATACAGCACATTTTAGTGGAAAAAAATCCACAGATACTGGAAAAATTGAGGACCAGATGGAAGAAGAAGTACAAGGTTCAATCAAAGGAGTTAGTAAGTATATTAAAGAAATTATTATATACGAACTAGAACTTGATCCTTTACCATTTGATGATGATTTTACTTATGAAGCATCTAAAATAATTGATAAACCTAGTGATGAAATAACAGCAAATGACATTATTGAATGGATTGAAAAAAAGGGATATAAAGTATCATTAGCATAAAATATATTAACATGATTAAATTATTAGAAGTATTAAACGAATCTCCTCAAAGCAGCTATCCTCCCTACATGTATTCTCCTATTGGGTTTGGATGTCATGTATGTAAATATCATTACATAGAAGAAGGAAAACATATGTGTTCCAACAAATACTATCAAGAATACATTTCAGAACAGTTTCCTGATTTAGAGGATCCTGCTGAATTAGTAGATAATGAAGGTAATCCGATTAAAGATCCTTCAAAATGGTGTTCAAATTGGTTTATGCCTAAAGGTAAATGAGACCTTACATAGACTTAGAGGTTACAGATTCTTATATTATTCGTGAATTTAGCGAAAATATAGACCCTATAGAACTGTTATGGCATCGTGATGATGAAAACAGAACAGTTGAAATAATTGGTGAAACAGATTGGAAATTACAATTGGATAATCAATTGCCGACTTCTATAAATCAACCCATATTTATACCAAAACATGAATTTCATCGTGTTATTAAAGGAACAGGAACACTAAAATTAAAAATATACAAATCATGATTATAACTGAAGAAACCTTATTACTTCAAAAAAGAGCAGGCATCATTACTGAAGCCGAATATAAAGCAAAATTAAAAGAGGTTGATAGTGAAGAAAAATCAGTAGTTGATGATGTAAAAGATGAAATGGATGATATTCTAAAAGGTTTGGATACTGAATTAGAAAAAGCATCTCAAACCACAAATGAAGGATTATTAACAACAGCTAGTATAGCAGTTGCTCTTCCAACAATTATGGGTTTAGTTTCTAGATTTGGTAAAGCAGCTGGTAACATTGTTAATAAAATGTTAGGCAAAAAACCAGATAAAGATGGAGAATATCAAAAATGGATGGCTAAATTAGGAAACATTGCTGATGAATTACATCATCTATATATGATCCCTATTAAAAATATAGTTAAAAAATTTATCAAAGACCCAGCTAAAGCAGATAAAGTAGCAAACGGTATTTTTCATATTATAGTAGCGGCTTTCCTAGTAGCATCAGGAGTTACAGCAGTAAAAGCTTTTCAAGCTAAAAATGTATCTTTAGCTACTTTAGAAAGTGCATTAAGTGCTATTAAAGGAGGAGAAATAAAAACTTATATTTCTAAACTTGTAGCATAATTTATAGACCGATTCATAGCCGGTCGTCCTTAGGGATATAAAAGATATGGAGCTGTGGCCCACCTAAAAAGTGGGTCACTTTTAATTTGGAAAATATAAAAAAAGATAATATATTAAAACGTTAAATATGACAAAGAAAATCGTAATTGTAGGAGCAGGTGTAGCAGGTGTAAATGCTGCTACTAAATTAGTAGACAATGGTTATCCTGGAGAAAACATTACCATTATTGATATGGGAAATGATCCTTACAACAGAAAACCTGAAGAAGTAATGACTGGATTTTTAGGTGCTGGTGGTTGGTCTGATGGTAAATTAACTTATCATACAGCAATTGGGGGTCAATTATCCAAATACGTTGGTGAAGAAAAAGCAATGAAACTAATGGATGAAGTCATCAATAATTTCAAACGTTTTCACCCTAAACCCGAAGAAGTACAATGTTCAAATCCAGAGGAAGAACCAGAATTTATTAAACCATATTTTGGTTTGAGATTGTTTCCTGTTTGGCACGTAGGAACTGATTATCTTCATGAAATTGGAAAAAATTGGTATGATTATTTAGTTTCTAAAGGTGTAGAATTTATTTGGAATGAAAGAGTATTTAAAGTTGATTTTGAATCTCATTTAGTATATCGTACTGTTGATGGAAAAGAAGGTCATTATGCTTTAGAATACGACCAACTTATTTTTGGAGTAGGCAAATCAGGTATTGACTTTGCTCAACAAATCCAAGATGAATACCAATTAGAAACAGAACCAAAATCAGTTCAAATTGGAGTAAGATTCGAAGCACCACAACATCACTTTCAAAAACTAATCGATATTTCTTATGATTTTAAATTGTATCGTAAATTTGAAGATAAAGGAGTATCATTACGTTCATTTTGTACAAATAACAATGCTGCTTATGTTGCTGTAGAGGAAACTTATGGTGATTTGTCTTACAATGGTCATGCTAAAAAAGATCCAAAATACAGAAACGATATGACTAATTTTGGTATTTTGATGGAAATCAATGGAATTAATAATCCTTTTGAATGGTCACGTAATGTTGTAAACAAGCTACAATTTGGAGGTAGAGGTTTGTATTATTCTCCATCTCGTACTCCTTCTAAAACATCTGAAGGTGAAGAAGTTAATGCTTTCCAAATTGAATTTTTACATGGTGTAAAAGAAGTTATGGGTGAATATTGGGATTATATAGAGGATTTTATTGAGGATATGAAAAAAGTATTCCCGACTCTTAAAGATGATTGGGGAGTTTACATTCCTGAGGTAAAATATCTTTCACCTGAACCTTTAGTTTATCCAAGTGATTTAGCTCTAATTGATTACCCAGATGTTCATTTTGTTGGTGATGCTTTATCAGCAAGAGGAATTACAGTTTCAGGAGCACAAGGGATATTGTCTGTTTCCAAATTAATTAAAAAAGAGGATGCTTGGGATAATATCCATGGTGATATAGTTCATTGGTAATTTTAATTTTTCTTCATATATTTATACCAAAATCATCAAAATGAAAGACATTATAAGAATGAACCGATTAGCTGGTGTTATCACCGAAGGTCAAGCCAGAAGAATGATGGAAGTATTAGATGAAGAAGATAATAAATCTAATTATTATTCATTTTGGAATAAAAATTATAGTCAAATTATTAAAGATTTAGATTTACCTCCTTCATACAAAGTTATTGATTGGCCCGATTTACCAAAAAACATTCAAGATGATATAAAAAAATATATAGACAAAAATTCATAAATTAAGGCTTGGGAAACCAAGCCTTTTTTATTATATTACAGTTATGAATACGAAATACGAACCAAGTAAACGACTGAAAAAAGCAGATGGTACTATTGCTTATGTTTGGGATGGTAAACTACATAATTGGGAAGGTCCTGCTTTAATCCCTGAAGGCAACGAACGTAAAAGAGAATATTATATTCATGGTATTCAATATACTGAAGATGGCTGGAAAGAAGCAAGACGTAATCGTGAGGGTTTGCCTTTCTATAAACAATCAGGAATGAATGTGAGGAATTAATTTATGAAGATAGGATTAACAGGAACAATGAGTGTAGGTAAAACTACATTAGTAAATGCTTTAAAGCAATTACCTGAATTTGCTGATTATAATTTTGCAACTGAACGTTCAAAGTATTTACGTGATTTAGGTATTCCATTGAATACTGATTCGACATTAAAAGGTCAAGTTGTATTTTTGGCAGAAAGAGCTGCTGAATTAATGAATGAAAATATCATTACTGATAGAACAGTTATTGATGTTATGGCTTTTACTAAAGTAGCTCAATCAATTAATTACTATGAGGCAGAAACTTTTTGTGATTTAGCTAAAAATCTACTTCATGAATATGATTATATATTTTATGTTTCCCCTGATGGTGTTGAAATGGAAGATAATGGAGTAAGGGAAATTGATTTAAAATACAGAGAGCTTATTGATGATATTATCCAATTAAATTTAGAAAAATACAAACTACGTATTACAAATCTTACAGAAATATCAGGAACAACTGAAGAAAGAATTGAAAAAATTAAAGAGACAATTTTTGGTTGATATTTATAATCATGAAAAAATCTGAATTAAAAGAATTTATTCGTGAAGAAATTATAGAAATATTATCTGAAGTAACAATGGTTGGTCCTGATACAGAAACCTCTGATATCCCTTCTATAGCCAAATCAGAAAAAACAAACCCAGCAACAGTTAAAGCAGCAATTGATCAAGCTAAAAAAACAAAACAAGCAGTTGCTGTAGCTGAATCTGATGATGAAGATAGAGAACCTACCAAAGCAGAATTAGAAAAAGAAAAAGTAAAAACTGTTTCTAAATTTAAAATCCCAAACTCTGAATTTGAAGATTTTAAAACTAAACTTAAAACTTTAGTTAAGAAAATCAAAGCAATGGAATCAGGTGAAGAAAAAACCAAAAAGATGGCTGCCCTAAAACAATTCATTAAAAAACCAGAATTGGTTAAAGCATTCAAAGAAAGAGACGTTCAAATTGATACCGACGGATTAGTTGGTTAATATTATATGAAAAAAGGTTTTCCTTATATTGTGATAGCAATATTAGTTGCTATAATTGTTTGGCTTACTAAATGTAACGGTGATACTATTATTACTAAAATAGATACCCAAACCACAATAAAATACAAATGGGATACTTTTACTAAAAAGGAAACTGTTTATAAACCCAAATGGGAAACCATCTATCTAACAGATACTATTCATGATTCTATCCCTGTGTATCAAGTTTTACCTTTTGTATTAACAAGAGATTCAATGGTTATAAAAAATGATTCAACTTACATTAAAGTAAAATACGAAATAGTTAGTGAAAATCCTTTATATAAAATAGATAAAAGTATAGATTACAAGATTCGATACAAAGAAATTGAAAAAATAATAACAAAAGAGGTTGTTAGAAAACATGCTCTTTATGCTGGTCCTTCAGTAGGTGTAGGTAAAACAAGTTATATTTCCTTAGATGGTTTATATGAAAGAAAAGGTAAAACCATTTATAGAGCAGGAGTAGGAGTCAATACTCGTTTCGAACCTATGTTTAAGGCAGGGGTATATTGGCAAATCTCCAAATAATATGAGTCAAGACTTAAGACAAATAATCAGAGAAGAATATCTAAAGTGTGCTCAAGATCCAGCCCACTTTATGAAAAAATACTGTCACATTCAACATCCTCAACGTGGCAGAGTAATCTTCAATTTATACCCATTCCAAGAAAAAACATTACGTTTATTTAGAGACAATCCTTATTCGATTGTATTAAAATCTCGTCAGCTAGGTATTTCAACATTAGCCGCAGGTTATTCTTTATGGTTAATGTTATTCCATAAAGATAAAAACGTACTTTGTATTGCAACTAAACAAGAAACCGCTCGTAACATGGTTACAAAGGTTAAGTTTATGTTTGATAATTTACCTTCTTGGTTAAAAATACAAGCAGAAGAAAATAATAAATTATCATTACGATTAAGCAATGGTTCGCAAATTAAAGCTACTTCAGCAAATAGTGATGCTGGTCGATCAGAAGCAGTATCTTTGTTGATAGTGGATGAAGCTGCTTTTATTGAACAAATAGATCATATATGGGCTTCAGCTCAACAAACCTTAGCAACTGGTGGAGGAGCGATTGTATTATCAACTCCTTATGGTACAGGTAACTGGTTCCACAAAACTTGGGTTTCAGCAGAATCTCAAGATAATGATTTTTTACCTATTAAATTACCTTGGTATGTTCATCCTGAACGAGATGAAGCATGGAGAAAAAGACAAGATGAATTATTAGGTGATCCTAGATTAGCAGCACAAGAATGTGATTGTGATTTTAGCACTTCAGGTGATGTTGTATTTTATCCTGAATGGGTAGATTTTATTAAAGAAACAACTATTAAAGATCCATTAGAGCGAAGAGGTGCTGACCAAAATTTATGGGTTTGGGAACCAGCAGACTATACCAGAGAATACATGATAGTAGCTGACGTAGCTAGAGGTGATGGTAAAGATTCTTCTGCTTGTCATGTTATTGATATAGCAACTAATACACAAGTTGCCGAATATAGAGGACAATTACCTCCTAAAGAATATGGTTTCTTTTTAGTTGGATTAGCCTCCGAATACAACAATGCAATGTTGGTAGTTGAAAATGCCTCTGTTGGTTGGGCTACTTTAGATGCTATTATTGAAAGAGGTTATCGTAACTTATATCACTCACCAAAATCAGATCAATTAACTGCTGAATCATATTTAAGAGTATTTGAAGGTAGTTCAGATATGACTCCTGGTTTTACAATGTCTTTAAGAACAAGACCACTTGTTGTAAACAAATTTAGAGAATATGTTGGTGATCGTTCTGTAACAATTCGTTCAAAACGATTATTAGAGGAAATGAAAGTGTTTGTTTGGAAAAATGGTAGACCTGAAGCCCAATCTGGATACAACGATGATTTAGTAATGAGTTTTGGTATAGGAATGTATTTGAGAGATACTTCTTTAAAATTCCAACAACTTTCTCACGATATGACTCGCGCTACACTTGGAAGTATGAAGAAAGTTACATATACTGGCGCATACGGTACCAACCAAAATAATAATCCTTTTAAAGTAGAAAATCCATATGGTGGATTTGAGGACATTAGTTGGATATTGTAATATTTATAATATATAATTTATTCTAAAATGGCAGACAAAAATCTATTCTCCCGATTACAACGACTGTTTTCAACAGACGTCATCATAAGAAATCAGGGAGGAAATGAATTAAAAGTTATGGACGTGGATTCAATCCAACGTTCAGGAGACATAGCAACAAACTCTTTAATGGATAGATACAATCGTTTGTATTCTCCAGCATCAACATCTTTATTAGGAGCCCAACTAAATGTAAACTGGCAGTACCTAAGAACCATGGTTTATTCAGATTATGATAACATGGATTATGATGCTATTGTTGCCTCT